TCCATTCGAACGGAACACTATGACAGTTTCACACGAAATCAAGTCTCAACTTGCTAAACTCCTTGCCACTGAAGACCTTGTGGTGGAGCATAAGAATGTAGAAACTGCCTGCTTCAACGTCCACACTCGTGTGCTGACTCTTCCTATGTGGGAGGGTGCCACGAATGAGATTTATGATATGCTGGTGGCACATGAGGTAGGTCATGCACTGTATACTCCCGATCGTGATTGGTTGAAGGAATATAAAGTTCCTCCACAGTTTGTGAATGTGGTTGAGGATGCTCGTATTGAGAAGATGATGAAGCGTCGTTATGCTGGTATCTCTAAGACTTTTTATCGTGGTTATAGTGAACTTTCTGATAAGGATTTTTTCGGTATTGAATGTGAAGATGTGAGCAAGATGAATCTTGCCGATCGAGTAAATCTTTATTTCAAGGTTGGCAGTTTTGTTGACATTCCTTTCGGGGAAGATTTTGAAATGCCTATCGTCCGTATGATTGAGAGTTGTGAAGATTTTGATGATGTGCTCCTGGCAGCACAGGCACTCTATAAGTATTGTCAGAATCAGATGAACACAGAAACCAAGACTGATATGGATTCTTTGGAATCACAAAGTTCTGGTTCTTCTGCAAGTAATGAACAGCAGCAAGATATTGATAGTCAATATCAAGAAGAAAAGCAAGAAGATAATGATGGTGAATCGTCTGAACAAAACACTGAATCTGTAAGTGGTGATCAACCAAATAATGAAGGTAGTTCAGATCCTCAGGTAAGCACGATGGATTCTCTTGAGGAATCTATTAAAGATCTTATTCAAAATGATGGTCTTGAAAATGTATATGTTGAAATTCCTAAAGTAGATTTGAAGAAAATTATTGTACCCAATTCTACCATTCATCATAATTGTGATGAGATGTGGAATGATTGCAACGATCCCACTGTTTTTGATCAAGTTGATTCTGAGTTTATAAAGTTTAAAAAATATGCACAGAAGGAGGTAAATTATCTTGTCAAAGAATTCGAATGCCGTAAATCTGCAGACTCTTATGCTCGTGCTACTACTAGTCGGACTGGAGTCCTCAATACAACTAAGCTACACACTTATCGATACAATGAAGACCTGTTCAAGAAAGTAACAACTCTTGCTGATGGTAAGAATCATGGTCTGGTATTTGTATTGGATTGGTCTGGTTCTATGGGAGATGTTATGTTGGATACTGTAAAGCAACTGTTTAATCTGGTGTGGTTCTGCAAGAAAGTTAATATTCCTTTTGATGTTTATGCATTCACTAATGATTATCCTTATACTTCTCGTGATGAGAATGGTACGGTAAACATTCGTGAAATGGCATATGAGAAGAAAGATGGTTTGGTTTATATCGGTGAGTGGTTTTCTATGATGAATATGCTGACTCATAAAGTCAATTCAAAGACTTTGGAACATCAGATGAAGAATATTTTCCGACTTGCTTGGTATTTCAGTCGGTATGCAATGTATAATCTTCCTGTTGGTATGGGACTTTCTGGTACTCCTCTGAATGAGGCAATGATTTCACTTCACCAAATCATCCCACAGTTTAAAAAGGACAATAATCTGCAAAAAGTTCAGTGTGTTGTACTAACTGATGGTGAGGGTTGCTCTCTTAAGTATCATCGTACAGTTCAACGTCACTGGGAGAATGAACCTTTCCTTGGAACTGCACACATCGGACATGGATCTTTCTTGAGAGATCGTAAAACTGGTAATACTTATAATTTGGGTGGTAACTGGTGGGAAACTACTGATGTTCTTCTTGAGAATCTTAAGCATAAATTTGTAGATACTAATTTTATTGGTATTCGTGTTCTGGAATCTCGTGATGCTAACTCTTTTATTAGACACTACACTGGTTGGGATACTCAGGAATTTGATAAAATTCGAACTCAGTGGAAAAAAGAGAGATCATTTGCAATTAAGACTTCTGGATATCACACTTACTTTGCACTTTCTGCATCATCACTTGCAAATGAATCTGAGTTTGATGTTGATAAAGATGCTTCTAAAACACAAATCAAAAGATCTTTTATGAAGAGTCTTAAGAAAAAAAAGATGAACAAAAAGATTTTGAATGAGTTTGTAGAACTTATCTGTTGATAAATATAAGAAACGGATACTAATATTCTTAAAATGAAAACCTTTAGAGAATTTATGTTTATGGTAGAAGGATCTGTTGATTTTGATAACAAAGACGCTCCTAACAGAAGTGGGTGGACTCCTGCTGAAAAAATGAGAGCCAAGATGAAGAGAACTGGGATTGAAAATCCTGACCATAAACCTTCAGATAAAGACTATGCCAGATATGGTGGAATGTCCGCTGCTTATAATAAAGGCAAAGGATATAAAACCAAAATGGGATTTGCCGGTAAAAAGAATAAGGATGAGAAGGGTAGTAAAATAGGTAAAAATCGTAGAGACGCAACTACACCAAAAGGTGTTAAAGACACAGAGAAGCATTTTAGTTCTGGTGGAAAATCTGCTACTGGAAGGTTTGGAGATCGACCATCAAAACGTATCGACAAAGATAATGTTACCTATAAATCTGGTAGCAAAGATAAGATGTCTGTCATCCATAAAGGGGACAAGGGAGAAGGTAGGAAGGGTGATGCCAAGAGAACCACTTTTACGAGAAAGAAAGGTGGGAAAGGTCCACGCAGAAAACATGGACCCAATGATTGAGGTTTACTTATAAATATTTTTATAGTATAGGTATTAAAAATGTCTAGATTTGGAGACTTACTTGGAGGTAGAAGGGAAGCTCCTGCTCCTGCTCCAGCACCTGTAGTAGAAGAACCTGTAGAAGTTACAGAATCTCCTATTGTGGATGGAGATAATACAAACTATGAGGAAGTAATCGAAGAAGAATTCTCATACGAAAGTGATGTATCATTCCATGATATGTCAAAGAAGGAACTTGAGGAGTATGGTCGCACTGTCGGTATTGAACTGGACAGAAGGCATTCCAGAAAAAGATTGGTCCAGGAGTTGGAAGAGTACTTGTCCGATTCTTGAACTGTCCACTCTACCCCTGACTCTGCCCCACTCTGCCCTATAATAACTTCAGTTGAAACAAACGAACTACATCATGTCTTTCTCTGCTGATTATATCCGCACTTCACTGCAAAATCTTTATGGTGAATCTGTAACGAGTGCAGATATTCGTGCATGGTGTGCGATGAACGGTGGTAACTATCAAACCATTACCAACAAACTTTCTGATTACAAAGTTGGTCGTGGTAAGTGGAATCTTACCGTTCGGGAAAAAATGGAGCAAACCTATCAGGCACCTTCTGCAATTATTCCCACTCAGGAGCAGCAAAACCTTATCCCTCAGAAAGATGATTCCTTCGTCAAGTTTGGCAATTTTGGTGATCTTAAAAAAATTATTCAGTCCTGTCTATTCTATCCGACGTTCATTACTGGTCTCTCTGGCAACGGTAAAACGTTCTCGGTTGAGCAAGCGTGTGCTCAGTTGGGTCGAGAACTCATCCGTGTAAACATTACTATTGAAACTGATGAAGATGATCTTATTGGTGGTTTCCGCCTTGTTGATGGTGCAACCGTCTGGCACAATGGCCCAGTCATTGAAGCACTCGAACGAGGTGCTGTCTTGCTCCTTGACGAGATCGACCTTGCCTCTAACAAAATTCTCTGCCTTCAGAGCATCCTTGAGGGAAATGGTGTCTTCCTTAAAAAAATTGGCAAATTCGTTAGACCAACTGCAGGTTTCAACGTCATCGCAACCGCAAACACTAAAGGTAAAGGTTCAGATGATGGACGATTCATTGGAACTAACGTGCTCAACGAAGCCTTCCTTGAACGATTCCCTGTGACTTTTGAGCAAGAATATCCTACTCCCACACAAGAGAAGAACATTCTGATGAAACTCTCTGAGGATACTGACTTCTGTTCTCGTTTGGTTGATTGGGCAGACATTATTCGCAAGACCTTCTATGACGGTGGTATTGATGAAATCATCAGCACCCGTCGTTTGGTTCACATCATCCGTGCTTACGGTATCTTTAATAATAAGGCAAAGGCAATTCAAGTTTGTGTAAATCGTTTTGATGACGAGACTAAGCAAGCATTTCTTGAACTGTATGATAAGGTAGATGCTGATTTCCAAATGCCCGTTGACGAGCAAGTGGAGTCCTGATATAATAGATTATGACTAATTCTTGGTCCATGCTTTACGATGAAATTTTGAAAATGGATGAAACCGATTTTACTATTGATATGACAGACATTTCTATGGATTCTTTTGAATCAGCTTATTCCATAACAACAAATTGGAAGTATAACGAGGAAGAGATTCTGAAAGAACTCCTTGAGTATGTTCGTGGAACTTACAATCAGCATTATTCTACTGGTGATGATAAGATTCAGACACTTGATCTGATTGAGGCATGTGGTGACGGTGAAGCATTCTGCCGTAGCAATATTCTTAAGTATGCCTCTCGTTATGATAAGAAAGGAACTGCCCGTCGTGACATTATGAAGATCCTGCACTATGCTGTTCTTCTGATGCACTTCAACGACAAGAATGCACAACGTGAAACTTACAACCAATGAAACTGAAAGAACGTACAATGAAATTGTCTGATAATGCTCTCGCAATCCTTAAGAACTTTGCAGGAATCAACAACTCGATTCTTGTGAAGGAGGGTAACAAACTCCGCACCATTTCTGTTGCAAAGAATATTCTTGCCGAAGCAGAAATTAAAGAAGAGTTCCCCCGTGATTTTGCCATTTATGATCTGAATCAGTTTCTGAATGGTCTGAGTCTCCACCAAGATCCTGATCTTGATTTTCAGCAAGATACTTATCTGAGCATCAAAGAGGGAAAACGTCGTGTGAAGTATTTCTTTGCAGATCCTAATGTCATCATTGCTCCACCTGAAAAGGACATCACTCTTCCTACTCAGGATGTTTGCTTCCAAATGGACAGTGTAACCCTTGAGAAGTTAGTGAAAGCAGCAGCAGTTTATCAACTTCCCGATCTTTCTGCTATTGGTGAGGCAGGTGTCATCAAACTGGTTGTTCGTGATAAGAAGAATGATACTTCAAACGAATATGCCATCGTTGTTGGTGAAACTGATAAAGAGTTTGAGTTTAACTTCAAGGTAGAAAACATCAAGATTATTCCTGGTGCCTATGATGTAGTTGTTTCATCTAAACTTCTTTCCCAGTTTACCAATACTCAACACAATCTTAAGTATTATATTGCTTTGGAACCTGATTCTACATTCGGATGAGACACATTCTTTTTACTCTAAAAGAATGTCCTTTTGGACTTTTGGATGATGAGGCACACATTCGTAATGTTCTTGCTAATGCTGCCCAATTGTCCGAAAGTACATTGTTGGATATTTCTTCCCACAAGTTTAGTCCTTGTGGGGTAACTGCTGTAGCACTTCTTGCCGAGTCTCACATTTCAATCCACACATGGCCTGAAAATCATATGGCAGTTTGTGATGTGTTTACTTGTGGGGAGCATACAAATCCTAGATCTGGTGCTACCTACATGTATGAAGCAATGGGTGCAAAGGATATTGTAAGTGAAATTTTTACTAGACCATTGAAATGAGTGATTTTATTTGGGTCGAAAAATATCGACCAAAAACAATTGAAGAGTGTATACTTCCTGACAATACTAAAAAAACTTTTCAATCTTTCCTAGATAAAGGAGAGATCCCTAATATGCTGCTTGCCGGTCCTCCAGGTATTGGTAAGACCACAGTAGCAAAGGCTCTCTGTAACGAACTTGGAGTAGATTGCTATGTCATCAATGGATCCGATGAGGGACGTTTTCTCGATACGGTCAGAAACAATGCGAAATCTTTCGCTTCGACCGTCTCGCTTTCTTCAGATGCAAAACACAAAGTCATCATCATTGATGAAGCTGACAACACATCCAACGATGTACAACTCCTCTTACGGGCGTTTATTGAGGAGTTTGCTGGTAACTGCCGATTCATCTTCACCTGTAACTACAAAAACAAAATCCTCGAACCACTTCATTCCCGTTGCACAGTGGTTGAATTCGGAATTAGGGGAAGAGATCGACAAACCATTGCCGCTCAATTCTTCAAACGTATCCAACAAATCTTGGATTCAGAAGGTGTTGAATATGATAACAAGGTCCTGGTAGAACTCATCAATAAGCACTTTCCTGATTGGAGGAGAGTACTTAATGAATGTCAACGATATTCTGTCAGTGGAAAGATTGACTCTGGTATTCTTGCTACTTTTTCTGATGTTGCAGTAAATGAACTTGTCAAAAATCTTAAGGATAAGAACTTTGCTGAGGTACGAAAGTGGATCGTTAGTAATCTGGACAATGATACTACTGTACTTCTCCGTCGTATTTACGATGCTTGCTACGAATCCTTGGTTCCTGGTTCTATTCCTGCTGCTGTCCTTGTTCTCGCTAAGTATCAGTATCAGGGAGCGTTCGTAGCAGATCAAGAGATAAATATGCTTGCTTGTTTAACTGAACTTATGGTTGAATGTGAATTTCGTTGAGGTAAATTAAAATGAATGTTAAACTGATTCGTATGTGGTCTGGCGAAGATGTCGTTGCAGACGTGATTGAAGAAAAAGAAGACTCTATTGTCTTCTGTAATCCTATTGTTGCTGTACCTGCTGGTAATGGTCAGATGGGATTTGCTCCTTGGTCTCCTCTTCTTAAAGAAAAGGGTGAAGAACTGGAAGTGACTAAAAAGTATGTGGTCTACATTGCTGATACTCAGGAACAAATTGAGGAACAATATCAGGAAATGTTTTCTGTTTTGAAAACACCAAGTAAAAAATTAGTACTATGAAAACAAAACTAAGAGCACAAGTTAAGTCAAGGTTTTATTATATTTTTTGGGGTGCTGCCACTCTTGCAGTTGTCTTTGGTCAATTGTATGTCGGAACTGGATATCGTATTCTTCATGGTGATGTGCGAGAACTATTGAATAAGGTTGATGGAGTTCTTCTTCATAAAGATGGTACTCCTTACGGAGATATGCTATGAGTTTTTTTGAAATTGATTATAAAACTCTAGTAGAACCAAGAGTAAAGACTACACCTCAAAATGTTCAAGAGGCAAACGAAGCACTGTTCCGTGCTAAAATGACTCTACCTGCTGCCGCAAAGCACTGTGGTATGACCCACAAGGAAATGAAATTGACCTTCTGGGAATTTTTGAAGTACAACAAACCTGATTATGAAATCCCTGAAATCTCTGAAAACACCTCTCCGATACCCCGGAGGGAAGTCGAAAGCAATTAAAACTCTTTCTCAGTGGTATCCAAAAGTAATTACTGAGTATCGTGAACCATTCATTGGTGGTGGTTCTATTGCTGTTGATATTACTAAGGAAAATCCAGATATTCCTGTTTGGATTAATGACCTGTATGTGCCTCTATACAACTTCTGGGTGCAACTGCGTGATCGTGGGCAGGACCTTTCTGAGAGTGTCAGAGAGCAGAAAGAGAAGATGCTTGAAAGTGGTACACAAGAAGAGAAAGACAAGTTTGCAAAAGACTTGTTCAACCAATATGCCTCTGAGATTGACTCTTACGACAATTTTCAGAAGGCAGTTGCTTTCTTCATTATGAACAAATGTAGTTACTCTGGTTTGACCGAGAACAGCACTTTTTCACGTACTGCTGCCAACTCTAACTTTTCTTTGGTTGGTGCAGATAAACTTGCTCAGTTTTCTGAAGTAATCAAGAATTGGAAGATTACTAACATTGATTACTCTGAAGTAATGAATGCTGATGGACCTGAGAATACTTTTGTATTCCTTGATCCTCCTTATGACATCAAAGACTTTCTGT